TTGGAAGTTCACTTTTTTTTAGACTATTTTCTTTTGATGTTTTTATGAATTCCAAAATATTAGAGAATGCTTCAGAAGGATATATGGGTCCTTTTTTTGTAGTAATAATCTTATTAGAATTTGCTATAATTATATTAAGGTCTGTTTCATCAAGTGTTTCTTTATTCATTAATTCATATGCTAAAGAATATAAAGTGTTATTATTATTTTGAATAAGTTCTAGAGCACGTTTTTCGGCATTTACAAGTTCGTCTTTTACCACAATATCAGATGTATCATCATTAATCATATGAGCAATTCCCTCCATTGCAAATTGTTTGACAATTGCTTTTGCGAGTTGCGAAGAACGTTGTACATCATCCGCAGCACCCGTTGATGAATCTCCATTAAATACATGGGATTCTGCTGCTTTTCCTGCTAACATCATAACCAACCGGTCTCTAAGTTCCAATGCTCTTAAATTTTTAGCATCTCCAACATTAAACATAGTTACACCTAATGAACCACCACTTCTTGGTACTATACTTGCTCGTGTTGCAGAATCAATATTTTCTAAAATAAAAGATGCAAGCACGTGACCTGCTTCATGAATGGCAATTCTCCAATCTGGTGCAGGTTTATCTATTGAATTTTTGGAATAAATTGGTTTTCCAAGAATATTATCTTCAAGAGCTTGAAAGTAATCACTTTTTGTTGGTAAGGCACGATCTTGATCCATTGCTAAAATAGATGCTTCGTTTACTATTGATGCAATGTCAGACCCTACAAGTCCAGCAGACATACTTGCGAGGTCTTTAACGTAATCTATATTGTTATTTTCAATATTTGTACCTTGATATTCTATTTTATATGGTATATATGTCTCGTTTGATGTTTTATTCATGTTACTAAATTTTAAAATAGATTGAGCATCAGATAGTTTCATCTTTGCGGTTAAATTTGAGAATAAAGTAGCGGGTATTTTAATACCTGCTGCTCTAATAGGATTTATAATTTTTAAAATAGTTGTATTTGAGCAGTTAGATAAGTAATTTTCATTAAGTGTTTGACATAAAATGTCAGATGTAAGAGGACCATTTTTAAACTTTATTTCTTTTGAAGAGACAATATCTCTTTGTTTTTGGATATAATGATTAAAGAGATTTTCCCGTCCTTTTAGATTAGGTATATCTAATTTAACAATATTATCAAATCTTCCTTTTCTTAGAAGTGCAGAATCTAATATATCTTTTCTATTAGTTGCAGCAAGAACTATAATGAGTGGTTGTGACTCATCGCGTGCTTTAAACCCGTCCAATTCTACTAATAATTGATTTAGGGTATTGTCTCTATCAGTTGAAACAGATGATTCATCACTTCCACGACTACGACCACATGAATCTAGTTCGTCTATAAAAATCATTGCCGTATTTTTTTTAGATTTTTTAGCATAAAATCTTGCATGTTTAAATAAATTTTTTACACGTTCTACACCAACACCTGCATATTTACCTTTAACGATTTCAGAAGCAGACACAACTAATAAGGGTGCATTAATCGCACTTGCTGCAGCACGTGCAAGCAATGTTTTCCCTGTGCCAGGTGGACCAACGAGTAAAACATTTCTAGGAGGACTTACACCATATCTTCTTGCTTTTGAGAATGAATTCTCAGAATGAATAATTTTAAGTATTTTTTTAAGTTCATCGATTGCATTTTCTATACCTATAACATCTTCCCATGAATTTTGACTAACTCCATCATAAAAAACTTCAATAAAATTATCTATTACCTGATTGGCTTTCATTGGACTTTTTAATAAATCTTGAATAGAGAATACATCATTTATTTTGTTAAAAAAGTCTGTTGCAATATTTTTACATGATTCGGGTTTTACTATACATAATTGAACAAATGTGAAGAGAACTATATATGCAGTTTTATTCACTATTTTAATTACAGAAGTTTTAGTGAGGATAGTACTATTCATTTGAGATAGAGAATGATTTGTTTGATTATTTGTGTAATTTTTAGGTGATATTTTGGTTAAAGTAAGTGGAGTAACAGATCTATATTCTGGTCGTACTTGTGCACTACTAACAGGTATCAATAACATAAAAAAACTGAACCATAATCTTAAATTTCTATAAGTCATAACTTATATTATTTCAAATGGATTGTATTTATTTCAAAAAAAATTATTTATCATCTGAACCTTCAATACCGGGAGTAGACTTTGAAAACATAGTTTGGAAATTTTTCATAACATTTTGGTCGTATATCTGTTCTTCATATATTTGTCTAGGTATATACCTATATTCAATCTGAGGTGGGGGACATTTAAACGACATTTTTGTATATCCGATTGTTATAAATACAATACCTGCCATGAGCATAATCAAAGCTAAAACACGAAACATTAATTATATTGTATATATTTTTTTTTATCTAAAAGATGAACAAATTTATTAATTGCTATATTTACAATACCCTTTTCCCTCATTTCGATTTTCTCATTCTCTCCATCGGGAGTTATGGACCAATATTCGTAAATATGAGAAACATTATCTTTAATTGAATATGGTTTATTATTCATAAGACAATGCGAGTAATATGATAATAATTTTCCCTTTTTTGGTTCAGACATAAATTGTAAGAAATCGGTATCTAATTCATCATCGATAACATCTTCATAATCAACGATTTTTTTTCTTTTTAAGTAATGTATTTCAGAAGTGAATATAATTTTATCTTGAATACGAATGAGGCGTTCAATTAAAGGAACATTGTTTTTAACACTTTCATTAAATTTTTTAGACACGCTATTCAATGATATAAATATGCATCCAAAGTCTAGGAATTTACATAATTCCCGAGTCATATGTGTCTCCACAATAGCTTCCATTTTTTTATTGAATTCTTTATTATATTTGTGATATGTTATTATTATAACACTGTGTAAATTTTATATGATTTAGTATCATTTTTATAAAATATGTGTGTTGACTTTTTTATTATTGGAAAGAAACTACACTTATTATCTCAAAATTATAAATTTTATAGTAAAAACAGCATAATAAAAAAATAATCATTTCAAATATTTAAAAATGATTAGTTAATGATATATAATCCTTTATAAATATAAGATTATAAAATGGAAATTTCTAGTGATGAAGAAAATTTTCTTAAAAACTGGATGCTTGAATGCAGAACCGATTCTGAGTTGGAATTAGAGTGTCTTTTAAAAAAGGATATGAACCGAACAGAATTTTCTAATATTCTAGATTTTTGCAGAAAAAGATATGTACTATTAGATGATAAACGTGATTCGTTAGATGTGAATTGTGGTAACAATATCAGAGTGACTATTGAAGGAAGAGATGTTATCAGACAATTTTGTAGAGTAGAAAAGGATTCTGATAAATTAAATGACTTAATTTCAGTTATTTATAGTAAAACACAAGAAGATTCATTGTTTTTGAATGAATATAATTGTAAAGTCAACGTTAAAAGGGAACGTATGATTGGTAAAGATGACCCTGATATTATAAATATAGTAAACAATTGGGATACTTTAGATAAGACATATAGATTAAAGAGAAGATATAGTTATACACATGACAATTTTCGTGTTGATCTCACTGTAGTCAAATCTAATATTGGTAATCAGAGACGAAACAACGTATTGTCGTCTAGAACATTTATAGAGTCAGGTACGAAAGAGGCCAAAGAACGTTATGAAGTAGAAATAGAGTATTTAAATAAACAAGATAGAGATGATGTCATTGAAAGTAGACAAAATTTTATAAATATTATAACAAAACTAATAAATGTTAGAGATTCTTCTTGGTTATTGTCTAAAAAATCAATGTTAAAGGAGGTAGAAGAAGATTTCGTCTCATTGAGAACAAAGGGTAGAAATATGGGAGGAGTTCGTACATCAATGGCTAGAAACAAGCACATTTTAATGCCTGGTCCACAGGTTGTATCAATGAATCTTACAAAATATAGAATCATGAAAGAGAATTTGAATAATTATACGGTCACTTCAAAAACAGATGGTTTGCGTATGTTAGGATTTGTATATAAAACTGGAGAATTATTCTTATTGTCATCAAAAAACGATAAAAATTTTGAGAGAACAGGGTGTATTTTGAAAGATGCGATAGGGTCTGTATTTGATGGTGAACTTGTAAAATTGAGTAAAAATAAGGATGATATTCTGCACTATCTTATATTCGACTGCTATTACGAGAAGGGTAAGGATATTAGAATGAAATCTTTGAATACAAGAATAAACGTTGCTAGTAAATTAATTAATTCTAAAGAGATAGATGATAGCATAGAATTTATAATTAAGGTAAAACAGTTTCTATCTTGTGATAAACTTTATAGTAATGTATATTCTACATTTGAAAAAATGGATAATGACATTTACAATACGGATGGTTTGATATTTACACCGCAAGATCCATTATGTGGAAAAGAGATATATGAGAATGATACTGGGAAAGGTGTTCTAAAAACAGGTAATACGTGGGATAAGTTGTTTAAATGGAAAGACAGAGATGAGAATACAGTTGATTTTAGAGTTATTTTTGGAGACATATCAGAATGGTATGATGTGAATACTAAAACTAACAAAAAATATAGAATTGTAACATTAAAAACTAAAGGAAAGGTTGTAAACACAATAGATAGATACTTTTCTAAATCATCAAAAAGGACAAATGATAATGAGGAGTATGAATTTCAAACGATAGAACCTGAAGATATGAGTGCACATATTACGAAGATTGAGTTTTCAGAGAATGGTAAATTATTATGTGAAAATGGAGATGAGATTGTGAATGGGTCTATTGTAGAGATGAGATATGATTTAAACAGACCATCCCGTATGAGATGGATACCAAGAAATGTTAGGTTTGATAAGTCGAGACCAAACGCAACAATTGTTGCTATGGATATATGGAACATTTTACATTTTCCTGTAACAAAGGAGATGTTAACAAAAGACGTATATATACCATCTGCATATGAAGAATCTGAAGAATATTATGTGCAAGAGAATCATAATTTAGATATTGATCTTAACTTGAGACGATTTCATACAACAGTTGTTAAAAATAAACTATTGGTGGATAATAATTTAAATATACCTAAAGGAGGAGTATTATTAGATCTTGCATCAGGAAGAGGTGGCGATTTAAATCGTTATATGTTAACTAATTTCAAGAAGATAGTGGGTGTTGATAATAGTTTAAATAATCTCCATCATCCTCTTGGCGGTGCCTATGCGAGACTTTCTAAACAAATGAATAATAAAAAAGATATAGTATTTCTTCACGGTGATGTAAATTTGAATTTACATTCACAAGAAGCATTCTCTATTGCAAATGATACTTACAAAAAATATGGAAAAGAGTTATTTTCAAAGAAGCACTCATATGATATGATTACCATGTTCTTTGCATTACATTATATGTTTGAAAATGGAAAGACTTTGCGTAAATTTGTAGAAAATTTGACAGATAATTTAAAAGTTGGTGGTTATTTCGTAGGTTGTTGTTATGATGGTGAAAAAGTATTTAACTCTTTGAAAGAATCTGGTAAGATTTCATTCAAAAAACGGGTTAAAACAACGTGCTTAGAATCTGGAGCATGTAAAACGTCAAATAGTAATGATGTAGAGTTTTTGAGTATTAATAGAGAATATGATAGCGATAAGAAATTTCATGCAGATGCAAGTTCATTAGGATTGAAAATTAAGGTTTTGGTTCAGACGATAGGAAAATATCATGAAGAGTATTTGGTAAATTTTGATTATTTTAAAAAGGTATTATTGGAAGTTGGTTTTGAGTGTGTACATACAAATACTTTTGAGACATTTTACGAGGAGAATTCAAAATTTATATTGTCAAAAGAGGAGAAAAGTGCAAGTTTTATGAATAGAAGTTTTGTATTTAAACGAGTATCAATTCTAGAAAAACCAAAAAATAAAAAGAAAAAAATTCAAACGAAAAAAGAAGAACATAAGTAATGAATATTAATATGAGAATATTTGTAGGACTGATAATTGCAGTACTTTTTTTAATATGTGTACTCGTCTTAACAAAACTCATTGCAAAAACGAATACAATAATTGAATCAGAGGAGAGCTTTTTAAATTCCAAGGAAGAAGAAAAGGAGACTGTCGAATATGAATCGGAACCTGTAAAGATTAATACAGGATCCCATCGTCGCGATAGCAAAATAGGCTCGTCTTTAGAATTTGCTTACATAGATGAAACATGTGAAGATACTGTAAATGACGATGTTAAAAAAGACCTTATTGAGGAAGTCCCTCAACCACCATCAGAGCCCGGACCAAAGATTCCAATGACTGTTAGTACAAAATGCAAACCTTGCCTAAGAGAGTTGAAATCACATACAAAAAATGCATCGAATGAAAGTTCAGAGGGAGCATTAGATGAATCATCAAATGAAGCGGCAGATAAAACAATAGACAAGAATCCTGATATTATGCCACATGCAGATTTATATGATAAATATTTAGAACCACAACCTAATGCAGATTCTCCTTATGGGTTTGTATTTTTCCCTAATAAATATTGGAAACAATGGCAAACAAAAGCACCTGTGTGTGTACCAACATCTCCATGCAAAGTACAACCGACATGTACAAATGGAGTACCTGTAGATGTACTAGATTATACTCAAGTAGGTTCAATGATGCCTAAATTTGAATACAAAGAAGAATACAAGGAGTAAATGTATAAAATACTTTTATAAATTCTGTACATAAAAACCTATAAAACTATAATAATGGGAATAATTTTAGTATTAACTCTTTTACTCGTTGGCTTTCTTACTGCATTATTTGTATTCCATAAACATTCAGAAAATGAATTAAATCATAGATCTCAAGTGCTAGAAGAGGTTGCAAAATGTAAATTAAAGAATGAGAGGTATATTGATGAGATTAACAATCTTGACAACAAAAACAGGCATAATAATGAGAATAATTCAAAAAAGGAGTGCCCTGTATGTCCTAAATTTCAAAATTTAGATAAAGTGTGTCCTTCAGATAAGTACATACTTAAAAGTAAAATAAAACCATTTATTTCGAAAAAAATGAAAATGGCGAAATATATCCGAAAATGTCCTAAATGTCCAACCTGTCCAAAATGTCCAGAATCTTCTAATAACAAATTTATACCAAAAAAATCAAGATTTTTTCCAGATGATCTTTTAGGAAGTACTAAAAATTTTGTTAAAAAAACAGCACAAAGCAAATTTTCAAATCAAACTAAATCGCTACAACAAAACCAATCTGAACAAAACCAATCCGAACAACTAACAGAATTAAAAAGATCGAATCAAGAAATCAATAATATCGAACTAGAATGGATTCCTGTACACAATACTAAATGTAGAGTAGATTGAAATATTATGTTTTATGTATAATAATATGTCATCATCGCCAGTAGAAGTAGTCACCTCTACATCCAAATCAGTAATGACTAAAGCAAACCTAGCAAAAAATAAATTACTTAGTTTATGCAAAAGTGAAAATTTGCTTACTTGCATAGTAGGAGCACTTGTAATTGCTTATATTGCTCTATTAGATCAATCAAACGCGGTTGACTTTTTCAACACTATGGCTGGAAAAATGATTGCTATGATTGTTGTTTTACTCGCAGCGTCGATCGATATGCGTCTTGGTCTTCTCGTAGGTGTAGCACTTGTTTTATCAATTGTATACGCCGCCATGAACGATGAAATCGAAAGCTTTGAAGAAGACGTAATGGAAGGAATGTCTTCGGAGGACGACATTGTGGTTACCGATGATGCTGTGGATGATGCTGTAGATGCTGCAGATGAAGTTGATACAGATGGGGAGGACTTACAAGAGAACCTCACAGGTGCGTCATACACAGCAATGTCATCGGAAGATGATGTTGAAACATCTGAAGATTTCGAAGATTTCGCCCCTGCCAATTTCTAGACATTTTTAAAGTTTTAATTAAAGGATGAACCGAGCTCATATTTATTCTACATACATCGAAGAATCTATAACGACGTTAAATAAAATTTATTCAGAACTTCTAGATTTTTCTTATATGTCACCATCTCAAAATCCATCTCAAGACTCTTTACATAAAAATAAATCTAAAAATACACAATCTATTCAGAATATAAAGTCATTATGTTCAACTTTAGATAGAAGAACAAAATTAGTAGGTAGTTATTTAGGAGAGACCAGTATACCTGTTTTAGATTACACATTAGAACAAGACTCTTGGAGGACTCATATGTATATAGAAACGACTAAAATTCTATTTACAAATGTAACTTTACATATTGAGTTTTTTTTAGATTTCCCAGAGAATGGCAAGTATCTTATATGTATAAAAGACAATGGTGTTTTGATGAATACTATATTTACCGAGACTCCAAATACTGTTCGAGTTATAACATTAGCTCCTGATATGAAATTAATATATAATGAGGAGCTTATAAATGTAATACGTAGTGATAATAATCTTTCAAGTGCAATAAAAATAGAAGCTCCACCTTATTTTTCTGATTCACAAGAATTACTTAGAATTAGAATACCATTTCATCCTGAACGTATATATTTATCTCATATTGGATGGGTTAGAAGTGTTCTCGATTCAATGGATAGTCTTATTTTACAAATTAAATTTTGTATTTTGCAATACGCTTCTACATTAGTTACAACAACATCAGGTGTATCAGAATCAGATGAATCGTCTGGTCATATAGCAAGTTCTTTTGCAAGCACATATTATCAACCAAGACAAACTACAACTGCTTTTGCGTATAAACCTTAGTCATTTTGTATCATAAAAATGATTTAATCTTTATATTTATTATAAAAAGTAAGTTGTAAATGTCCGATTTAATTCAGAATAAAGATTCTGAATTAGACAATGAAGAATTTAATGCATTTGATACAATTATTGAATTAATGAATCAAAAAGATTTTAGAATGCTTTTTGAATCTCAATTTAATGATTTCAGTGAAATTAAATCGGTTATTTTAATTATGAAAACCTATCACTATATAGAAAAGTTATATTTTGAAAAAAAAAGAGTTCTTCCTTCAAAAGAGATTATGAAGAAAGGTATTCGAGAATTAATGAACAATGCAAATATTAGAAGATTTTTGGTGGATAGTACTATATCATTTATTAAAGAAGATAATGCATTTGAAAAGATAATTGATGAAAATTTAAACAAACTAAGGTATGATTTATTAACATTTGATAATGTTTGATAAAAATGAATAGTAAGTATAATTTTTTAATACTTTAAATAAATGGAGATAGAGAGTGTTTCTTATAATCTAATATTATCAGTAGATAAAAATGGGGTTATTGGAAATGGAAAGAATAATTTAGCATATAGATCTTCAGTGGATTTGTTGCATTTTCAAACTTTAACAAGTAGACCAGAAGTCAATGATACTCAAAATGTAGTAGTTATGGGAAGAAGAACATGGGACTCTTTAAAGGGTCGACATTTAAAAAATAGAACTAATTTAGTTTTGAGTAACTCAATTGTGTTAGATGAAGAAACATCTAATGCTACAACTATTAAATCTTGGAATGAACTGTTTGATTACGTTCATACAAATACAATTAGGAAAGTATTCATCATTGGAGGGAAAAAAGTATATGAGGATTTCCTTAAAAAGTATAGAGGAATCATAGATAAAATATATCTAACAGTATTTGAATCACAAGAATATAGATATGTATTGAATATGGTCAGTAAATTTGATGTTGATAATTTGAAGAAAGGTTTTAAATTAGAAGATAATATTGTTGTCAAAGATTTGGTAAAGACAGAAACAAATGCAAGAGATATGGTTATACATTTTGAAACTTATAAATACGATACTAGTAGCAGTGAAAGAATGTATATGAGACATTTAACAAATGTATTAACACAGCCAACAAGAGTGACTAGAAATGGAATTGTGAGATCATCATTTGGATTAAGAATGGTATATGATTTGTCAGATGGCAGCGTGCCTTTGTTAACTACAAAAGCAGTTGCCTGGAAGACTTGTATTAAAGAGTTATTGTGGTTTTTGAAGGGACAAACAAATAATGAATTGTTAAAAAAGGAGGGTGTTAACATATGGTCAGCAAATGCATCTTCAACATTCTTGAAAGAACGCGGGTTAGAACATTATAAAGAGGGTGATTTAGGACCCATATATGGTTTTCAATGGAGACATTCTGGTGCGAATTACGAAAATATGACAGTAGATTATACTGGGAAAGGTATAGATCAAATAGAATCATGTTTAAATCAGTTATTGAATGATCCATATTCACGGCGTATTATTGTAAATTCTTGGAATGTATCTGATCTCGACAAAATGGCACTACCACCTTGTCATATATTATTTCAATGGTATTTGGACTCAAAGAAAAGGTTATGGATTCAATTATACCAAAGATCAGGTGATATGTTTTTGGGTGTACCTTTTAACATGTTTTCATATGCTGTTTTATTGCATTTAATGTGTAAAAAAACAGACTACAAACCAGGTGGGATCGTCCATGTTATTGGAGATGCTCATATTTATGAGAATCATATAGATGCAGTCGAACAACAACTATCGAGGAACCCGAAAGAATATCCTAAATTAATTATAAATTCAAAAAAAGAATGGAAGGATTATACGATTGATGATTTTGAGATAAATGATTACAATCCACATGAAAAAATATTCGCACCAATGTCTGCATAGTAGTGTTACTTCGTGTTAGGTATTATCTGATTTTTTTCCAATAATTCTGAATAATTCCTGCGGCCCACCATCTTTCTGCTTTCCTACTCCAATAGTTTTCGTAGTAGTTTTCATATTCGACATATCTACACCACATTTCATGTAAAATTTCCTCATGATAGAAGTGTCTCCATTTCTTAAAACAATTTCCAAGAAGTTTGATATGCTCAGGGTTAATTTCTGATATCATTTTGACAGAACTTTTTAAAGTTTAATCAATAAGATATAATATCATTTTTATTTGTAGATTCAAACTAATTACAAGTAGTATAAACTATCATAATCTATAAAGTTTTTAAGTTCCAGATTGGTATTTCTTTATCTAATGCAATTTTACATATTTCATTTACATAATGACGACAATCATATATTCCCAATACATAATTTTTATGTAATGTATTCTCTATTTCTATCAACTCATCTATGCTAAAATTCGATGTACCCCAGTATACTTCTTTTGAATCATAATCAACTTTATTGTAAATATCATTCATGTTACATATATTTTGTTTTGAATCTTTTCCGAATAGATCAGGGAACATTTCACTTATATTTTTACGAATATTTTCATTTGTAACATATGTATTATTATAATTGAAAGCACGAAAATCATATCGAACTTCTCTTTTGCTATTTTTGAATGTTATTCCTGCGTGAATAAGTAAATCATTAATTTTATCTAAATTTAAAAAAATTTTTGTAGGATTTGTTATAAATAATAAAAGTGAATTAAATAGCATTATCTATGTATTTGTTTTTTTGTTAAATAAAAAAATTTTTGAGAAGTTCATAGTTTAAAAATTACTAAATTAAACTTTCCCAATCATCTACAGAGTTTGATTGTAATTTCGGTTCATCTATTGTATTTTCAGTAATGATTATATCATCTTCTTCATCTTCAGAATCATCTTTGTTTAAAGATCGTATGTATGCTTTGATTCTACCATCTTGGTTTTTTATTGCATGTTTTTGTGCATTCTTTTTTTCAATTTCGTTCAATCTTTTACGTTGTATATTTTTTGCTAAAGCAACTAAATTATCAGCGGAACCAAAACCATCTCTATCTGATCGTGCTCCCATAAATATACATTGAGAGAATATGCACAAACCTGCTAAGTTAGATATAGACATACTGCTTGCTCCGAATTTAGATCCTTTTTCTAAGAAAACACTTAAAAGAGCAGATATAGATGCATTTACTACTGTACTGTTTTTATTAAATAAATCAAGAATCCTTTCATGTTCATATTTACCTCTACTATAGATATTTACCTTTGAAATAAATGATGATGCATCAAATTCTCTTAAATCTTTATAAAAGCCTAGAAGAATTTGCGTTGTTTTATCATTTTGTATTCCCAATTCAATAAGAGCAGATGACAATATATGTCTAATTTGATTACCAGATGTGCCATTCATTTCTGATTTGCTAGAAGTCCACCTAACAAATTCATTTAACTTTTTGTTATAGAATCGAGATCGTTTTGAAATTTGTTTTGAGACGGATTCTATTAATTGTTCAAATGTATTGTTCATAATAGTTTATACGCTATATACAATTATCATGTGTATATAATATTTACATCATTTTTATACACTATATTTTCACGACCTCATTATAATTCGTTAATTCTTTTGTGAATGTTCATTGATAAATTCTGTTAAAGAGTTAACGTCGCGATTACCGTTATATGGTATTATTGTACCAGATGCTGTTTTAAATATGAGTGTTGGATAACCAATTACGTCATAATAATCTCGTGTATTATTTACAGTTGCATCCATAGCACCAATAATAATATCAGTTTTAGCAAATCGAGTTCCTAGTTCATGATATGTAGATTTGAATGCTTCACAATGACCACACCAAGGTGCATAGAATTCTATCATTGCAACTTTGCCATTGGTTTCTACTTCAAAATTAGCATTTGTAAGTTCGGTAACACCATCATTATTCGAATCTTTGAATACACGTCTGTTTTTTCTTTTTATTTTACCTTTTTTTTTTGACTTTTTTGATTTGTTTCTTTTATCTTTTTTGCTAAGAGCTCTATTTTTTTTAATATTTTTTTTAAATGTTCTCATTGATATAATCGTATATTATTTGATAATATGATTAAGAGTATGGTTATAGCATTTATACTACTACTTAAATGAATAAAGTAAGTCGTGTAGTATGTCGAAATTTAGGTTCACAGTTTAGTACTATTCGAAAATTACAGGGAGATTATAGTATAATAGATCATACATATGATGTTGTAGTTGTAGGTGCAGGAGGGGCTGGTCTAAGAGCAGCGATGGGTGCAGCTGAAGCAGGTTTTAAAACAGCATGTGTTACTAAACTTTTTCCAACAAGAAGTCATACAGTCGCAGCTCAAGGTGGTATTAATGCAGCATTAGGAAATATGACAGAAGATGATTGGCGTTGGCATATGTATGATACTGTGAAGGGTTCAGATTGGTTGGGTGACCAAGATGCAATTCATTATATGTGTCGTGAAGCACCGAGGGCAGTTTTAGAATTAGAATCTTATGGATTACCTTTTAGTCGTACTGAAGATGGTAAAATTTATCAGAGAGCTTTTGGTGGACAGAGTCTAGATTATGGAAAGGGTGGACAAGCATATAGATGTGCATGTGCTGCCGATAGAACAGGACATGCAATGCTTCATACATTATATGGACGTTCATTGGCGTTTGATACAAAATATTTTATTGAATTTTTTGCATTAGATTTGATCATGGATGATGATGGTAGGTGTGTGGGTGTTATGTGTTTAGAAATGGAGAATGGAACAATACATCGTATAAATGCGAAAAATACAGTTTTAGCAACTGGTGGATATGGAAGAGCGTATTTTTCTTGTACATCAGCACATACTTGTACTGGCGATGGGAATGCGATGGCTTTACGAGCGGGTTTAGCTATAGAAGATCCGGAATTTGTGCAATTTCATCCAACTGGTATCTATGGTGCAGGTTGTTTAATTACTGAAGGTTGTAGAGGAGAAGGAGGTATACTTAGAAATAGTGATGGTGAGAGATTTATGGAACGATATGCACCTTCCGCTAAAGATTTAGCTTCTAGAGATGTAGTTTCACGTGCAATGACAATGGAGATTCGTGAGGGGCGTGGAGTAGGAAATGAAAAAGATCATTGTTATTTACACTTGGATCATTTACCAGAGGAATTATTGATGGAGAGATTACCGGGAATTAGTGAAACTGCTGCTATTTTTGCAGGAGTAGATGTTACGAAAGAACCGATACCTGTAATACCTACAGTACATTACAATATGGGTGGTATTCCAACAAATCATTTAGGGGAAGTAATCTATCAAAAGAGAGATTTATCAGGAAATATTATTGATCATGATGCGATTGTTCCAGGGTTATTTGCTGCAGGGGAAGCTGCATGTGCTTCCGTGCATGGTGCAAATAGATTAGGTGCGAACTCTTTATTGGATATTGTTGTATTTGGACGTGCATGTGCACTACGAATTGCTGACATTTCAAAACCAGGTGATCCTATACCTCCACTTCCGAAGGATGCTGGCAATAAAACGTTGGAAGATTTAGATAAAATACGGTATTCAAATGGTTCTATAAATACAGCTGATCTTCGTTTAAATATGCAAAAAACAATGCAAGATCATGCAGCGGTTTATAGAACACAAGATTCACTTTTAGAGGGTATATCAAAAATAAATAATGTAGTTAATTCTTTTTCAGATGTTGGCGTTTCAGATAAATCGCTTATATGGAATACAGATCTTGTAGAAACACTTGAATTACGAAATCTTCTTCCTAATGCAGCTGCTACCATGCATGCTGCAGAAGCTAGAAAGGAATCTCGTGGTGCACATGCATATGAAGATTATCCAGATCGTTTAGATGATGAATGGATGAAACATACTATGACTTATTACGATGATGTAAATGGGAAAATATCGATAGAATATAGACCAGTTCATTCCAATACGTTAGATGAAGAAGAATGTGGGGCAGTAGAGCCTGTTGCACGTGTTTATTAGAAAAGTATGTGACATTTGAGAGTTAATATAATTTTTCAGTAAGAATAGGAACTTTGATTATGTTTCGAATAAATAGAAAGATTTATATTAAAAAATGAAGTTAAACGATTTAGTATGTATAAACTCACAATACGGAAATAACATATTTTCAACAATGAAAATGAATGAATATCTTCATAAAAAGGGATTTCCACAAGAAATTATCAATCTTATCGGAGATTATTCTTCTAAAGATTTCAAACCAGATTTTCAAA